CTGGCATGTACTTAGCAAGATTGATGTTATCACCCATTTGTGGCACATACATCACAACCAAATCCTTGGTTGGATGTCGAAACAAAGAGGCTGCATTCATCATGACTACAACATTCTTTGTGCCAACTCCAGGTGAGATCCTAAATCGCACTCGCACACTTTCTCCGGGAGGAAAAAGATGACCAACAGTAGCCCAACAACAGCTACCAACAGGGTAAGCATTAGCCCAACTGACAGTGCCAACACCCTCTCGGGTGATTTCATCAATAACTTGCGTTTCGATGTGGTATATGGCACAGTCGAGCCTCCGCTCAAAAGCCTCCAAAGTTGTAGAGACACTGCCCTTAGGCCAATTCAACCTGTTTGTAAAAACACGCTGATAAACGTTCTGTTTTGCGACGATGGAGTGTGGCTCCTTTGCTGCTCTTTCAATACGAGCAAGAACGCCACTCTCCTGATCAATTCCATCACGTCTGAACAAAGTGTATCCAGCAACACCAATGCAAGCTATCACGCCAAGTGCTGCTACATATGGGTTTCGCTGAACCAACTCCTTTGTTTGTTTGGCCAGCTCGGCTAAACTCTCAATGCCCAAACTCGCAATGTGAGCAATTCGTGCTTTTGGGTTATGCCGATCTACGGGGATGTCTTTTCTAGGAGTTATCTCTGAAGACTCTAGTTCGAATCGTTCATGAGGATCCATGAAAAACACTTCCAACTCTGGTAGGTTGCTCACCCCTCCCGCTTGCTTGTCTAGTGGCACAAACTTATCGTCTGGTGCCACCTGACACTTCTTGCAAGGTAGAGTGAACAGGGGGTGGAACTTACAATGTTCCTTCTTGTGAAGTTCATCGGAAGCCTCCACAATCTTCTTCTGGAAAGCGAAAAATTCAGGAGTCTCCGCTTCCAAATAGTCCAGCAACTCAACAATTGACACAGACTCTGGCTTTTCAATGGTTCCGAAAACAGGTTTCAAAAACCACTTATCAGCAGTGAAGTCATCTTCCGAGCTGATGACAACAACTGTGTACAATTTAAAGTTCCATGCATCAGGTTGGCTGTCTCCTGCAAATTTGCGATGAAGCCCACCATTTGGTCCTGCAGCGCCTTCTTTCAAAGACACGTCAAGGACCAAATCAAACCGACGCATAAATGATGCAGGGTTAACAGAATAGTATCCGGCATGAATGTCCCGCGTGTTGGTCGTTAAACCAACAATCTTACAGCGGATGTCATTCTT